GTGCTTTAGTGTAGTTTCCATACTCTGTAGTTCACCACTGTCCACTTTAGCCTGTATGCATACAGCCAGCTCATCAATAGAGTTTACGATTCCTTGTGTTTGAACGGAGTTCATGCCTTACCTTTTGCCGCTCTAACTAACATCTTTTCAGCAGCTAACTTACCTGCATCTTGTTTAATCTGTTCTTTCTTACCATGAGCCGCTTGTCTTACTAAGGGTAGCAGGTTGTCTAATAATTCAGCACCTTTTTCAGGATCGCCAAAACCCAACATACGTACTAAATCAGGCGGTACAACAAACTCACCATCAGCCAACCTAATCTCTTCTTCACCATCTATATTAGCAGGGATGTCATCAGACATACCATCCCCCGGACCGTCTAACATACCGCCATCTTCAAACCCTTCTATTATTTCATGGCGTTGTGGTGTAGCTGCAGGGTATGGTTGTGCACTGTGTATTTGAGACTGCGGGTAAAAGGCGTTTGGGTTTACAGGTTGAGTGTTGATATACCCCCCATTCGCCATTCCTGTCCCTTCTTTAGCTACATTTTGAGCTTGGTTAATCTCGTGCGGAATGTCTATTTGTTCTAACTCAGACGCATATCTAGCAGGGAAAGTTGCAGTTACAGGCACACCCCCCATAGGTAGGGTCATAGTTATAGGACCCCCCGCAGCATACCCTTGTTTAGGGTTAATTATGTTTTTATAATAGTCAAATTGTGACTGGGTGTCAGAGTTATTAAGATCAGAAAGCGAGGCTAATGGATAACCTAAATCTTTAAAGTACTGCTGCTGTTGCTGTTCATTAGCTTGCGCTGCAAGTTTTTCTTGGCGTATTTGGTTAGCCATAGCTTGGTTCTGCTCTACCATATCTTGAGCACTAGAGCCTAAAAGAGACCCCATACCAGCCATTTTACCCCACTCCCACATGTTGTCCTTATTACCCATAGCAGAGAGTTGGTTCCCTGTAGCGGTAGATAACTTATCTGTGAGCGGTATATCTTTAGCAGTTACATCAGGGATATCATTAATAAGGGATTGGTACTTAGAAGTGTCCCCTAAACTAAACTCTGTTGGAGTTTTTATACCTGCTCCATAAGGAACAGTAAATTTATCAGGGGCAGCAGGTAAAAACTTATCATACCCATAGGGTAACTCAGGAGCGGCGGCTATTTTAGGTGTAGTCAATAAAGCATCTGCGGGTTCTGACATAGATGTGGTTGTCTGAGCAGTAGAAGCGCCCGGCAAGTTACTACCACCATAAGCACCAAGCCCACCAGAAAGAGCACCGCCTAATGCACCTGCCCCAAACCCTTTACCTTGAGATGCGCTATATGCGCCCCCTAATAGAGCTCCTTCACCTGCGCCTAATGCTGTTGCACCCATAGTAGTAATTCCGGGAGCGGCGGCTAACGCTGCACCGCCTGTAGCAGCACCAAGAGCACCTATACCTAGCATGGCAATTATGTTCTTTAAGTCAAACGCCTCTTGTAGCCCTGTATGTGGGTTAGTTGGAAGTTTGTGGCCTATTAGTGATTGAAGCCCAGCTAGTTCGTCTTTGCTAACATGTAAGAGGGTGTTGTCTCCGTTACGTCCTAGAGCTGATAAGCCTTTTGCAGTAGTGTTATATGCCATGTGTAATCTCTATACAATTTTAAGGGTGCCAGCACTATTCCAAACGTCACCAGAGCTTAACCCAGTAGCAGAAGTTGGAAGGTTTACAATGTTAACAATCGTTTTATTCACTAGCGAGCTAGTTGGGTCTACTACATAGTTTATAGAAGCTACAGGCTGTACTGTGCCTGATCCTGTTAAAGTAAGTGTAAGATCAGTACCTCGAATACTTCCCGGATATCCTTGCTGTACTATGAAGTAGTTTAATAGCCGTATTAGATTATCCATATACTGAACATCATATTCTAACGGAGGTAAAGACAGTACCGGAGACGGTACTCTATTATTGTTAGCCATTACGATTTAACTCCATCAGGTTGAATGTCCAAACGCGGAGTACCTAACTGCCACTTAATTCCAGCCCCATCACTACCTATTCTAAAAGCAACTTGCCTTCCTCGCAGTCTAACAAACACTTGGTTGGTGTAATCATAAACTTGAGTAGTCACTTTAGAACCGGAGATATTAGTAGGTGTATCGTTAAGAAAGAGGCCCTGACCCGGAAAGTTGCGTGTTGATACCGTCATAGTTACAGAAGGTGTAGTCGTAGTAGACCCAATAAAGTCAACGTCAGGTATGACCCGTTTAACAGCAGAGAACTTATCCCCCTCACCAATGTCAAAGTCAGCACTCTCTATATATGCAGGGATAGCAGTTGGAGGATTAGTAGAGCCATCATCAGTGCCTGACTCTTGTTGTACCAACATACCATTATATGTAGCCCAAGGCGTCCCCTGTATATGAGAGTCAAGCCATGAAGTTCTTTCTACGTCACCATAGTACCAAAGTTTTTCTAAGTAGTTATAAATAACATACTTATTGTTATAGTCAGAGTCAGCAGAAGGGTAAAACCACCATACTTCATTATACTTTTCGTTAGTGCCCGCATATACTTGGTTTGCTTGGATAAAGTTAAAATCATCAAATACATACTGACGTAAAGCACATGGTAGCGTATCCACCCTACCTGAATAAACATAGAATTTAGAGTTACCCATCCAATATGTAATGTTGTTTGCTGTGACTACACAGTTGGGTGAAGCTATGGTTATCTCATTAGATATTGTGTTGAAACCAAAAGTATATGGAGGGCCTAAATACCGCATAGAGTACACGGATGTATCTGACCAAATTAAAGTTTCTTGGCGTGTTATTTCCGCTGTTACCAGCATACTACCGTATACAAGGCGTTGACTACCTGCAGTGTTTGTTACCGCTGGGGTCCATGTTAAAGGGTCTTCTTGACTACACCATCTAACCAGCATAGGGTCTTGCTCTGTAGGATCTACAGCATAGGGGTCGTTAGCACCAAGTACAACTATATGGCGTTCTTCAGTAACAATTACTCTTGAACCTACGTTAGGGGCTTGCCCATCAGTTCCGGGAAGAGCTGTTATATCCACACCGCGGGCGGTTACTTGACCACTAGGAGTTAAACCTGTTGAAGCTGTCCAGTAATAAACTCCTTCATTGCGGATGTTATATACAAGGTCTTGTCCAAAGTTAGCGGAGCTCCATATACGCATTTCTTGCGTATTTACTGACACTGGGTACGGTGTACCCCAACCAAGACCAGACCCCCAAGGACCTATACCCCAACCATTACCAAATGTGTCTATAGCCTGCCCTACGTGAATTTGGTATTTAGCTACAACAGGAGCACTTCCACCACCATTAGTAACTGATGTAGATTGTATGCCCGTATATATGCTTATATAGTTTGTAGCGGTAGAGTAGACTGTATATTCCGCATTGAGCACTGCAGTGCTATAAGGACCGAAAGCTGTAGCCCCTGAAAAAGTAACGTAATCTCCTACGTTAGCGCCATTAGTAGGACTTGCTACAACTAAATAAGGGCTGGTTACTACATCGCTAGTACTATGAGTTGTCGCTGTTGTTCCGTTATACCCTCGTATACACCCTGATAATGTAGTACCCGCTGCAGATGTAACGTAAATATCTTCAGACCCTATGCGAATTATATAAGGGTACACACGAGTAAAAGAGGTGCCGCTTGTAACAGATATTGACGTAGCAGTAGCTGAAATACCCGCTGAAAGGGTAGAATATATAGGGTAAAAAGGACTAGCCGCGAGGTTACTTGATAGGCGAATAGGAGTAATATCAGAGTATAACCCTCCTATATAAAGGTAGAATTTTAAATTGGTTCCTACCCCTACGATGTAGTTAGAATTGAGTGACACCCATTCTATAAGATCTCTGCACTCGCCTATATAAGTATATGTGCTAGGTAACGTCCACCCATTTATTTTTTCAGGAGACCCGCTTCTAAACCTCGCCCATTGACACGCATAAAACCCTCCACTATTAGCAAGGTTGGTAGACTCTCTAGAGACTCCGGGTCTAAACTGAAGGTATTGTAAAGCCATCCACCAATCCTCTAAATAGTGTCTATGCGGTGTTACTTAAAAAAAGGGTTTTCTCAGCTTCTCTTCTACGTGTGAGCCCTTTATCGGGTTTACCTTTCACTTTGTTCCAACGAAGAAACTGTGGAGCTATTAAATCCTGTGCAGTCCCTGCATTTATCATTTTTACTAAAGTTGAAGATGTAAAAGCCTCTCGCCCTATATTGTAACACAAGGACACACAAGCATCGAACTGGTTTTGGTTCAACCCTTTAGTAGTTTTATTTACCGTATCTTCGTATTTAGTAAGGGTGTTAACAAATAAATTCTCTGCTTCCGCCCTAGTGATCTCAGGGTCAGCTAACCTAACTCGTGTTCCTTCTAGATACATAGTCGAGCCAAAACCGATAGTAGGCACCCCAGCACTGCACAAATAGGGGGTACTTCTAAACCCCTCAAACTCTTGTATTAACTTTCTTCCGTTGTGGCTTGTCTTCACTATTTACCGTTTCTATCAGGCATAGCAAAAAGGCTCGCCGCTAAAGCAACTAATGCAGTTTGTTGGGGCTCAGCTAAATCAGGCACTCCAAAAATACTAGCTAAAGCTAACATTCCCGCCCAAGTAGTTTTTTCTTTTAACCACGCAAGTAGCCAAGCTTTCATTAGACCTCCTCTGCTTCTTCTTTAGGTAATGCTTCAACTTGAGGCACGGCTTGTGCTTTGATCTTCTCAACTAACTCTGCTACTTGCGCATAAGGTGCTTGACCTAATGCTTGTAGGATAAGGTTAATTTCTTGTACGCTTAAGTTTAAATCAATCATTTTTATACAATCCAAGGTAGAGGTGGAGTTACTATAGTCGGGTTAATTTGTGCTTCGATCTGGTCAGCAACAGACTTTTCATAAGAGGCAACTTGCTCTGCGTCTAATGCTGCTTTAGCCCAAGCAACTACTTTATCTAAAGTTAAGTCAGCATAAGGCACATAATTAGATTTAGCAGGATCAACTTCAAAAGATGCTGTGCCATAAACTGAACCTGTGTAAGTACCATCAGTTGCAGTAAGAGTCCAATGAGCCGTCACAACATAATCAAGCATACCGTTGACATCAGGTTTGCAGTTCATCGCTACGATATTCCAAGTGTTTGTTATTGACATATTATTTATTCTCTAATGCGGTTAGTCTTTCGGTTAATGATTCTATTGTTGTCAATGCTTTTTGCAAAGACAGAACAGTTACTGCCAACACAGAACGATCATAGTAGCCCCAAGGTTTTCCTTCTTCAGGTACGGGTGCCGCTTCTGGGCCAATGGCAGCGTTTACATTTTGAGCATAAAAACCTAGTTGCCTATCAGTACCAAATATGGGTGCTTTTTCATCGTTGTAGTACCAATATCCCGGTTTTAGTTTTTGTAACATTTCATCAGGATTATTAGGCGCACCATCTTTAGTTTTCCAAGTTTCATCGGAAACAGAACTAATAACCCCCGCTGCTGAAAATGTAGCTGCCCCTGCACCATAAGCCGCCATAGTAACAATGCCTGATGAGGCTATGCGCATTTTTTCTTGAACTGAACCACCAGAACTAGAAGTTGTAAATTGCATATAGCTTGAGTAATCACCTGCTGTTGCGTTCTCCCGTCTACCAGCTATAGAACCTGTTGGGTATCCAGCAACCGTTCCATTTGCCGCAAAACCGATAGAACCTCCAATATTAGCAGCTATAGAGTCTGTAGGTGTGATAACAACCATTCCTGAAGTGTTTGAAGCTATAACATTTGCACCTGAGAATGAAGCTACACAATTAGCACCGACCGTTGTATTTGAAGTGCCAACAGTTAGTTTGTTATTAGGTGCTGTAGTACCAATCCCCACGTTGCCTGAGGAGTCGATTAACACCCTAGTTAAACTAGAAGCTCTATCAAAAAATGAAAGATCACCAGTATTAGGAAAATTAAAATTAATATCCGTTCCCACAGTGGTATCTAAACCTGTCAACCTAACTGTTGCTATTCCTGTGCCTCGTTTTCCAACAATAACTGCAGCGCTGTCATTTGTTCCACTAGAAGATACTTCTAAGTTTCTTGTTCGCAGAGCTGTAGGGGATGAAGTCCCAATACCCACGTTGCCGGAGGAGTCGATTCTCAGGGCTTCTACCTGATTACCAGTCAGAAACCGCATAAAACCATTAGCAAAAACTGTCCCAAATTGATAGCAGTTTGCTAATCCTGCAAAACCATTTATAAAAACGTCACTGCCCGTGGAATCTCTTATTGAGTTGTAAGCAGTCCCTCCTGTAGTGACTGTTCCTGTTGTCTCCAATCTAAAAATTGGCACACTAGATTTAACATTTAGCACTGATGATGGCGCACTCGTCCCAATACCTACGTTACCTGAAGCATCTTTATAAACTTGACCTGAGCCTATGTTCAGTATGCCTGTAGAGCCTGTGAGTGTGCCTGTGTATTCTAAGGTAGTAAATTTACCTGCAGCTGCTGTAGTACCGCCTATGGCTGGTGGTGAAGCTAAATACGTAGAAAAGCCAGTGCCAGATACCGTAGAGGACGCACTAAGAGTTGTAAACGCTCCAGTACTAGCAGCTGTTGCACCTATTGTAGTTCCGTTAATAGAGCCACTAGTAATAGCTACAGAGTTAATAGCCTCAACAAAGTTTGTACCGTCACAATATATTAATTTTTTAGCACCCACACTTAAAGACACTCCAGTACCACCGGAAGCTATAAAGCTAAGAGCCGCATTTGAGTTGTTGTAAACAATATAAACTTTATTAACCGCAGGTGCCGTAATAGTGCGTGTTACACCCGGAGTTCCTGTCGCTACAATAATCATCTGACGGGACTGATCTGAAGCGCCATTTAAAGATGTAAGAGTAACATTGCCCGCAGTTACATCAACAGATACTAAACCAGATATGGCTTGTTCAATTAAAGTGCCTAGGTTAGTATTGGTTGTAGTACCCCATGTATTGGACTGCTCGCCATTACCAATAAGCTCGATACGTAAATTAGGTGAATAGGTTGATGCCATTGGGTTTTATCCTCAAAAATTGTGTGCTATGTATACCATTTTTAATGGGGTATGTCAATCCAATCTGGATTTTGTACGGTGTTTACTTGAGACCAAGCGGGGGTTTGGTTTGTGCCTATATTTACCCAGCTTGGGCTCTGCGTTGTGTTTACTAAACTCCATGTTACAGGAGTTGTGCTATTAATCTGCTGCCAATTAGGTGTTTGGTCTGGGTTAACGGGGAACCAGAATTTTGGAGTATTTAGAGTTAGGTTTAGGTTTTGCCCTATTGTATTAGGTGCTACAGATAGTTGTGGATCTACACTATTTTCTAAAAGCGTTAAGCTTTGCCCTGTAACAAAAACACTATTAACTGATATTACGTCTACTAAGGACTCTGTAAGAACAAGCCCTTGGCCTGTAACAAGCATTGCCGCGTCTAATGCTAAATCTATTGGCGACTCAGTAAGGGTTAGATTTTGTCCTGTAACAGATAAGCTTTGCCCTACGTTTAAGGATATAGAGTTTTCTGTAAGCGTTAAGCTTTGGCCTGTAACAAAAATACTATTAACAGAAATTATACTTACATAGTTTTCCGTTAAATTTAGATTCTGTCCTGTGACAGATAGAGTTGCCTCCAAAGAAAGGGATACGGATCTCTCAGTAAGTGTTAAATTTTGTCCTGTAACAGATAAGCTTTGACCCGTACTTAGAGCTGCCGAGTTTTCTGTAAGAGTAAGGTTTTGTCCTGTAACCGAGGGTGTTGCACCTGCAGTTGTAGTTATTGATGTTTCTGTAAGCGTTAGAGGAGAGAAAAAAGTAGTCGGGGTAGGCGTATTCCACGCCTCAACTCCCCATGCACCTCCAGACCAACCTCTTATGCCTACAGAAACATCAGCCATGTCTCTATCAGTTTAGTATTAATACAGCGGTAGTAGTAGTAGGCGCAGGGAATACCACCGTAAATGCGCCGTTAGTTGAGGTAAAAGTACCACCAAAGTCTAAAATACATACTGCTTTATTTGAGTTAGTTGAGTTATATATCAACGCTCCAGCTGCAGAGATAGTAGAGCTCGCCCAAGTAGAATCAGCAAAATCAATATAAGCTGTAGTACCTGACAAAGTTATGCTCTGGCTTGTTAAAGTATTTCCTCCAGCAGTATAGTTACCTGTACTTGGACATTCTCCAGACGTAGTGTAGGCAGTTGTACTTGAGTTTAAAGTAGCAGATGATGTATATAAAGCTATTTTAAAAGTATTGCCAGTAGACGCAGTAAAGTCCTGCAATCCACCTAAAAGCTCTGATTTAAAAGTCGATGCGATTGCTTGGGTTATAGCCATTAGTCTTCCTCGGTTTCTACAGCCTCTTCAGGCTCATTATTTTCTGTTAGTATGCTTACGCTATTAAGTACAGCGGCAATAGGGGTTTTGTTTTCTTCACTCATATTAATTTACCTTATCTCGTACTTGTGTAGTTCTATAAGAATCTTGACGGTTTTTACCATCACCCAACTGTTTAAGCTCAGCCATAACTTGGTCAAATTTAGTTTGGTATGTTTGGATTAATTCTTGCTCGCCTTTTAAGAATATATAGGCTTCTACTAAAGACCCCCAAAGCAATGCATTAGGAAATTCAAGACTCAGCCAAGTTGTACCCGATGGAGCCTCTGTAATAGATTGCGGGTAGGCGTAGTAATGCAGCTCAACTGTATAGTTAGAGTCTGGAGTAGGCCCTACTATAAGAGCAGTATTATCAAATAAACTATAATATTTAGGTATTCCTGTAGCTACAGGATAAGGGTATGCTTCTCTAATATAGTTTACGTCTTTGTTTAATAAATACTGGTAGGTTGCTGTTGGGGTTACGTTAACTATAGTATTAGGTACAACAGCTAAAGAGAATATAGATAAAAAGTCTGTAGGTAGCTCTATATACTGGAATCCAGAAGTAAAAGTACCTGTTACATTTTTACGAAACGCGGGTAGTTGCACCGAGTTATTTATTAGTACCTCAGTGTGTTGAATGAAGTTGTCAATATTTGCTACAAATGTAGGCTCTGCCCCGTCACCGACATACTCCACCATAAGGTATTGTTGTATAGCAGTTGTCAACTCATCATACGTCATAGCTTAGCCCATTTTACTAGAAGCCATAGTGCCTTTAGTAGCCGCACCAGTACCACGTACTTTCACTGTCTTTTTGTTTTCGATTTGCACAGGGTATCCGTTACCTACAGGAGTGGGTACAGATTTAACGCCTTTATACTCAGCAGATCCTTCAATATGTTGCTTAGCCATTATCGACCTCTACCTGAACTTTTTTGATTCATAGCACGAGCTACATTACGACCCATCTTCTTAGCATCCATAGATGTAATGCCACCTTTTTTAAGACCCTTCATAGATTTTTGTTTGTCATGCTTAGCGTCTTTTGGGCTTTTCTCCCAGTCAGACATAGACATCTTGTTTTTCTTTGCAAGGACTTTGTCTTCTTTAACGTCTTTAGCTGAACCTTCAAAACTAGCCATAGTATACCTCAAGTAATCGTAATAAACACATCATTCAATGTGGTAGTAATAGTCTGTGTCGCCACAGGGTTAAAAGCAAATAAACCTCTAGAAGCGTTTAAGTTTACATCCGGTCTAGGGTTTTGTAGAGCCTGTGGATCATTTGCTACCTTTTGGGCACCTATTATACCAACCCAGTTTTGTGGGTGGTCTCCACCAACTTTGTCCATACACTCTGGACATACCCGCATATTTATCCGTTTACCTATAATAACATAGGTGTGCAGTTTCTTTAATGCGTATCTAAACCCGCAACGATCACAGAAGCCAAACGCTCTTTTCTCACCAGCAAACGGAGTACCCATTTACCAGCCTCCGCCGCCTACACTGCCTATATTAGGTACAAATCTAAAAGACACTCGTTGACGATCTTCATCAGCCGCCAGTTCAAAAGCCTCATCATAGAGTTGTTTAAGCATAGGGATTTTATTTTCTGCTTCTGGTGTTTTAAGAGCCAAGTTGTAGGCTAATCCAGCAGTCATAGCTTCTAAGAATCTAAAAGGGATATCAAGCGTATTTACTCCGGCTTGCCCTGCATCTTGCATTCTACGTAAACGCCAATAAACTAAAGTGTACCCAGTTTGACTAGGTAAAGGCCATATCTTAGCTGTAGGTGTAGGAGTCTGCCTATCAACAAATACCTGTATAGGTCTGCCCTGAGTTAGCTTATTTGGTATTGTTGCGTATGTAGAAACACTTATACGCGCTATCTGTAGGTCTACTTGATTAGAAGTACTACCGGGGTTTTGACGTATCACAGTCTCTATTAAATCAACAGTATCATCAGGCAAATCATACGTACCAACCCCTACTAACAAAGGGATATCGCCTTGTTCAATAGTCCATAGGTTCAAGCCTTTATTAGCCCAAGAAGCCAACAAGTAATTTAAAGACCTTCTAGCTGTTCTAAATTGATAGCCTGTACGGATTTCTACCCCAACACGTTCGTATGCTTCTTCTATTATCTCAGCTATGTCTGGATTAAATGTAGTAAGACCTGAAGTGCTCATGGTTTTTAAGCCCAGAAAGCAGTGATTGCATCTACATTAGATAACTGAGCATATATACTAGTAGGGAATAAAATGCCTTCACCGGGAATCGGTACATAAATAGTAAATGTGTCGCTAGTACCTACATCTAATTCTACAAGAATCGTACCTGATGCGCTGCCGTCTCTAACCCTAACATACCCTGCTGTACCGTTTCCACGGTAAGAAATAGACTTTAATCTAGCTCTATCAGTAGTTACCGCACCACTTGATGTCCTATGGGTAGAATTTACATCTGTCTGTTGCATGATCTTTTACCTTTGTTGTGGTCGTTGTACGGGCACCGAAGTAGGATTGCCCTGAATTTGTAGTCCTTGTTGAGGCATATACTGAGATAGACTTGGTGGTTGTCCCTGTAATGGAGATTGCATTTGAGTCACTGGTTGTCCACCTATACCTGCATCACTACCGCTATTATCATACCCCATATTGTTACTTGGAGACACCCCGCCCATATCAGGACTAGGAGCACTTTGTACAGGTGGTAACGTATTGGACATACTCTGTGGTTGGTTAGGTTGCCCTTGTTGCGGGTAACTCATAAAATTGGAATTAGGAGAGGCAAAGTTATTGTACGCGCTCTGAGTATTAAACTGCGGTGTTGGGTTCGCCTGTTGGTTCCCAAACCCTTGACCTATAATTCCACCATCTGCGTAGCCTTGTCCTCCCCCAGCCATTAGTATATCCTTCCTTTAGTGTGGCCCTTAGTAGCACAGCCATCGCCTCTTGAAGAAGCTGATGACTTAACAGAACCGCCTTTAGCAAAAGCCTTCATTGGTTTAGCCTTAACTTTACCACCTTTTTTAAAGTCGTACTCGCCCGGTTTAGGGGATGCTTCTTTTTTCAACCTACTGTCAACTTCTTCTGAAGTTGCATAATAGGCATCGTCCGCAGCTTGTAATGCTTTACTTAGTGGTTTTTCTGCTTTTACAGAACCTCTACGCAACTGCTCAGTTATTTTTTTTGATGAAGGGTCTTCTGATAATTTGTACTTATCGTACGCTGTTTTCATACCTTCGTAATTACGATCCATACCGTCTTCTGCATCACTTTTAGCTTGTTTGATAGCAGCTTTTTTAGTCATACCAGAAACTCGTGATGTACTATCACGTTCACCGCCTTTTCGAGTTATAAAAGATAAGTTTTCTCTTTCAGCGTAGGGGGCTTTAGGTTTATCAAGTCGTGTTACTGCAGCCATTAGCGCATTGCTCCTTTAGTGTGACCTTTAGTAGCACATCCATCACCTCTTGAAGAGGCAGAAGTTCTAACAGAACCCCCTTTAGCGTAGCATTTAGTTTTAACTTTACCACCTTTTTTCCAACCGCCAGCACCAGTAGTACCAACGGGTTTTGCACCCATAGTTGCACCCATAGCCATACCTGACATATTACCACCAGTTGTAGCCATAGGAGCTCGTGACGGAGGCACAACACCTGTATTTGCTGGACCTCCCGGTGAACCCTTAACAGGTAGCGCCATATTACCGCCAGTAGTACCAACGGGTTTTGCACCCATAGTTGCACCCATAGCCATACCTGACATATTACCACCAGTTGTAGCTGGTGCAGGTGCAGGTGCAGGTGCAGGTGCAGGTTTAGCCATATTACCGCCAGTTGTAGCCATAGGAGCTGGTGCAGGTGCAGGTGCAGGTTTAGCCATATTACCGCCAGTTGTAGCCATAGGAGCTGGTGCAGGTGCAGGTGCAGGTGCAGGTTTAGCCATATTACCGCCAGTTGTAGCTGGTGCTGGTGCAGGTGCAGGTTTAGCCATATTACCGCCAGTTGTAGCCATAGGAGCTGGTGCAGGTGCACGTTTAGCCATATTACCGCCAGTTGTAGCCTTAGGAGCTGGTGCAGGTGCACGTTTAGCCATAGGAGCTCGTGCAGGTTTACGGTATGTAGCCATTAGATTATCTTCCCGCGAGTTTTGCCTTTTTTAGTAATGCCATCGACACTACCACCTTTGTACATACCTCTGCAAGATCCGCCTTTTTTCATAGCTGAAGTTGGAGAACCCGGAACAGCGCCTAAACCAGCAGAACGCATAGCACCTATTTGAGCCATGTCTGGAGTTGGAGCACGTTTAGTTACTTTAGCTTTAAGAGTATCTTTTTTCTTTAATGGGACCATGCCCGCTTTTAACTTAGTCATTTTGTTTCCTCTAGCCTTTTCTTGTATATCAGAAATACCGCGTGATGGGCGAGTCATATTACTTTCCCGTTAGTTTACTTACTACCACAGTTCCACCTCTTTAAAGAAGCTGCTTTGCGTGTAGGTTTGCCGTTCTCATCTTTCATAGGCCCCGGCATCCCTGACATTCTAGCGCAAAATGATTTCTTGCGTGGACCACCTTGGGGTTGTGGAGCTTTAAGATTAGAGCCTGTAGCTGCATTGTACTTGGCTCTGCCTTTGGCAGTTAAACCAGCACCTTTAGATACTGGAAGTTTTTCACCTCTACCAACAGCTAAATTAGGAGCTTTTTTAGTAGCCATATTAGTTCCTTGCGAGATCTATTATCCAAGACATACTAGCACCTATTGCAGCACCTATTCCACCAAAGATCATGAACATACGCCACCCACCTTTAGCTTCAGACAGGGTTTTACTGATTTCTTTTATGGCTTCTTTTATCTCATCCATATCTTTAATCATTTTGTCCATGTCATTCTGTAAGTGTTTTATGTCCGCACTGTGGGTAGCGAGCTCCCGCGCCGTTTGTATCACTGGATCTGAAGCTCTTTGATGTTCCACAAGCTACCTACCTATTTCTTATGCAGAAGCAGGATCTTGAGCACCACTAGATGTTTTTTGTATATAACTGATAGTAATAAAACCATCACCTGCAGTTGCAGTTGTACCAGCCATAGTTACTACTATTTGCATATCAGTAGTACCGACATTACTCATAGCTGTTAATTGAGCTGCAGTTGGAGTTAACGCTTGACGTCCTGCTGCTGGAGTAGTAATTGCAGTTACATAAGCTGCTGCTGTTGTGCTGTTACCGACAGCTAAGGTTGCGCCAGATGTAAAAGTAGTAGTTACATCAATGAAGATGTTTACGATTTGTGCACCTGCAGGGAGTACGAAAGGAGTGCTAGTAGTTAAACTTAAAGCCGCAGATTGCGCTAAAACTACAAGACCAGTGTTATCAATAGAACCAACAGTAGTACCAGTAGTATATCTAACAGTACCTGCGCGAACTGGACCAGAAAAAGTTGAAAAAGACATATTTAATTCCTTATTGCACTTGCGCCTATCGTTGTGTGCGGATCTGCTGAGTCAGTCGAGTAGGCAGTTAAAAATATTCTCAGATATGTACTCCTTATAACATTTATTTTGGTTGAGTGTCAATTAATTTGTTGGCCTTAATATGGTTTTCTTCACGGGTTATCACCGCTAAATTCCACGGTACATGCAAACCGCTTACGAGCTTACCACGTAGAGGTATTATATGGTCTACAACATAGGGCGTACCTGTAACTCTAGTAGCCGCCATAGCGTCCAGATAAAACTGTTTAATCGCAGTTTTCTGTTCTTGAGTTAGCCATTTAGGTGTAGCTTGTTTATGTTTTGTTCTACGGTGTTTGGTATTAGCTTTACGCAATTCAGGGTTATCCTTTGCCCATTTATCCCTATACCTTTTTCTGTCCTCTAAAGAACGACCAAGAGCTTTAGATTTAACTAGCTCCTTATTATTTTCGTAGTATTTTTTACCTGCTTTTTTACTAGCCTCAGATTTAGGTAGTAGCGCACGTTTAGCATTGGTCTCTTCCCATTCTATTTTTAAACAGTCCATGCATGTGCCTTTGGTTTTACGCAGGGCTATGTGTCCATGTTTACAGGGTAATCCTGTAAAGTAATGAGTTGCTTTAGTTTCTTGAGCTTCTTTACGAGTTGTTGGGTATTGACTGTACATTGCTATCTCCTGTTTGGTCTTTGACACATGTAATATACAGGAGTATAAAAATAATACAAGCTTTATTTTTTGACACAGGTAATACTCGATAGTAGGTTTGTGATTGCGTCACAACCGCAAATGTGTCCGAGTCGGACATAAAAAAGGGCCCCCGAAGGAGCCCTTAATTTACTCTAAGTTACTGATTTATCTTAATAAATTAAGCTGAACCAGCTGAACCAAAAACACCTAAAGGATCACTAAAGCCGAAGCTATAGCGTTCCCTCGCTTTATAGCGAGAGTTTCCGGTGTCAAAGTCCGAATCCATTGATGTAGCTAATGGAGTTCTAACGAAATGTTTCAGACCGTTTGGAACGTCAGTTAACAAGAACCAAGCATTTGTATCAGTCAACCATGGGTTAACAGTATAGCCGCCGGGAATTGAACCGTTGTTCTTAAGAGCGTTCACATCATTGTCAGTTGTACCAACACGCAATTCAGTTTCTAACAAACGAGTTGCTACGAATTGTAATGCAGGAGGTAGAACCAATTTTTTAGGTTTAGCAGCAATCAATAAACCACGTTCGTCAGTCCACAAGGCAATTTGAATAACCGCATTTTCCAATGAAGTTTCGTTCAAATCAGCTGGTGTAGCTGGTACGTTAGAAATTGTTGAGCCATAAACTAAAGGATGTGCACTGTTACATAAAGATTTGCCGTCACCACCAGTATAGTTGGAGTTGAATGCATTGTTTAGTACAGCAGCGCCTTTAACTTCTTTGGTGTACGCCATAGCGCGAGCCAATGCTTTTGTATAACGAGCAGACAATGAGTCATACAAGTTATCTTCAATAGCTTCTTCAGTTAAAGAAAAGCCCAGAGCGATAGTTTCGTGGGTGTAGCGAGTAGACCAAGCTTCTTGCGCATTGTCATACGTAATACCTGAGCCTTCGTTTTTAACCGCAGCGGCACCAAAGCCAGACAGTTTTTGTTCTTCTTCGAAAGAACGATCAGATGATTCAGTTTCGAAGATTTCTTTATACTTCTCACCATAACGATCATATTCTAAACCGAACAGAGCGTTAAGACCGGGAAGTAGTTCTTTTAGTAGTTGCGCGCGTGAAATAGCAGCCATTAGTTAAACTCCTTAAATGCCGACAGGGTTGCGATATGCGTGACCACCAACGACAGTAATAGCCACAGCTGAAACAGCAAATGGAGTAGTACCTGATTGAGTCACAGCCGCAGTCATTGTTGGTGCTGTATAAGCTACGAAAGCTTCTACAAACGTACCGTCAGATAATGCAGTTTCTTGAACCATACTAACAATGCGCAAAGGCAGTGTTGCAGTAGTGTTTTTAGAAGCCAAATCAACTGAAATGGCGCTGTTACCAGTAGCAGTATTAACGCCATCAACAATAGAACCTGAGTTAGTAGGAATGAAGTAACCAATGTTTTGACCAACATCAGCTAGAGTAGCAGCACCAGAAGTGTAAGCTGTACCAGCATTAGTCAAATTAACCTTCATTAAAATTTGTGGGTCGTCAGCAACAATAGCAACGGCATCAGAAGCAGAAGTTCCAGTAGGCCAGTATTGTGAGAAAACTTTGTATTTTAAAGTTGGGCTAGTGTAAGAGCAACCTAAGAAGATACCGATTGGGTTAATAGCCCAAGCAGTTTTAGCTCCAGTAGATGAATCTACACGTGCGATAGTACCATCAGCTAATAGAGACACAGGGTCGCCATAACCAATATTTTTTGCGTAGCCAGACGCAATCGGTAAATACCGAGTTGCACCAGCGTAAGGCTGAAAGCCTTCTAAGGTATTCGGTAGAAAACCGTAGGGACCGACGTTGCTAGGATATGCCATAAAAAACTCCTAAATAAGATTCAACACGGCCCTAATTATTTAGGAACCGCGACCAAAAGACACTTTAGATGCTTTTTCAGAGAAAAGGGGCATCCGAGGATCATTTTCGCGCAAGAAGTTGTTATCAACAGACTCCACAGACGCTCTGGACATATTAGCATAATACTCTTTACGAGAGGTTGAGTTCTCGACAGTAGTCTTACACAAAACAAGTCCACCAATTTCAATCAACCCTTGGGGTTTTAAACCAAAGGCAGCAAAGTCAGACAATAACTCAGGATGATCTTCCGCTTGACAAGGTATCCACCCCTCGCGTTTGGCCTTAGCCATATTCGCTGGATCAGGCACCCCCATCATAGAAACTCTTTTCCAGTGAAACACGTAGCCATCTTGTGGGTCTGGAGCTGGCAAATCATGCGCAGGTTTCCATGATACTGGACGAACTTCTTTATCGCGTGTTTCTGTAGAGCGTGGTGCTCTGTCAATTTGTACGTTAGCCATTAAGTTGTTGCTCCTTTACTTTATACTTGGCGTATACCTCTAAAGGTACTCCAAGACGTTTTGCTATAGCGACTTCAGATGTGTTCAGAGTGACTTTTTTAGGTGCGGTAGTTCTACCTACCGATGCCACTGGTGAAGATTTCTTTTTGTCGAAGTTCTTTGGGAATACTTCCCGTATGCGGGAGTCTACTCGCTGATAATACTCGTCAGAGGTAGGGTCTACACCGGATTTAACCAATTTTTCGTGCAGTCCATAAGCGAAGGCGGTCATCTCTTCATCTTTACCAAACCATGGATTCTTTCCAGCCCAGCTCTCGGCTTTATAGTCTCTTGGTGGCGCTTCTGGCACTGATGGTGGAATATATACATCATTACTTTGTGGTTGTAAAGCTTTTTGTTGTACAGGCGGCACCAAGTTAGCTAACTGCCGTTTTTGATTGGCTAATTCGCTTAACTCTTCCTGTGCTTCAAGTACTCCATCTGTATCACCCGTTTCAAAAGCTTGACGGTATTTATCCTGCGCAATTTTATGTGCGTATTCTAAACGGCCTTGAGCTTCCTTCGTATACTCCTGATGCCCCCAGTTAAGTGTGCTTTTTAACTGCTCATTCTCTGCAAGAATAGCTTGAGCTATACGAATAGCTTCGGCGTTCTGTCTTTCTAACGCTTCTTTCTCACGTTTAGCATCGTGGTACTTATGGTTTATCTGATTAATGCGCTTTTGAACGCCTTTAGAGTATGATTCTAACTCATCATCGTCATCGTCCTCTGCATCAGCTAACTTAGTTCTACCTCGATCTTCTTCAGGAGTATCGTCTACGATATCAACTTCGTAATCATCGCCTCCATCAAGATCTACATCAATATCTTCGTTTTCGTATTCTTCAGCCATTTATCCTCCTAGTATGCGCGGCTAATGCCACGTGGGTCAGCAACTGTACCTTCAATCATGTCATCATTTACTAAGATGAACTCTTCCCCATCAACAGAGAACCGTGAACCACGATATGCTCCAATTAACACGAAATCACCTTCTTGACACCAAGGACCTGTTGGGAATTTTACTTTATCTTCATAAGCCATGTTGCCTACTTTAAGCACCATACAAACTACAGCACCTGCCTCTTCTTTCTTTTTGAAAGCGTCTGGCATTTCAATACCGCTTGCTGTTTTATCCACTATCTTAGGTTTAATCAATAAAAGCTTGTAACCTACCGGATCTGGTAAGCGGTCAGCTAATGACTCCCCTTTTTCGATAGTGGCATCCGTATCTATATTTCCTATATCTTTGGTACTCATTAATTTTCTTCCTCGATTTTTTGCAGGTCTTTTAAACGATTAAGAGCTAAGGACAGACCCGATAAAGTCCCTACCAATAATTTGTAAGCTGGGAAGTCCTCAACACGCCCTTTTGCAAGGGCGTCCATATGAGCAACTATCTCATCTTCAAGATCTCTACGCAGTACATCTAGTACAGTTTTCATTCTTTAGTTCCTTCAATAAGTTGGCCTGTGGGTAGCACTAAGTGAGTTCCTTTTTTCTCTTTATTAATAAAATATTTACTTAGTTCTTCAGGGGGCCTATTTTTTAAATTATGCTCCGAAGGATGGAAATACCACCTATCATTACCCCCTTTTTGCCATTTGCCTCCCGGAGTTTCTGATGTGGAGTGCATACTTTCTTCTGAAAAAGTTGGATGGTTAGGTAGTTTAAAAGTGTCAGGTCCATGGCCTCCACTCGCCATGGTATCTTCTATTTGTCCTGCTCTAACCGCGTTATTATAGGCTTCTATATCATAATCAGAGTGCGCTACCCCTCCTTCTGCAAAGTTAAAGAGGCCCCCTAGGCGTAGGCGCCTGTTGCGGTGGTGGAGGTGCTGGCGCTCCTTGTGGTGGTGGAGGCGCTGCTGGAGCCCCTTGTGGCCCAGCTAAAGGCATAGGTGGAACCGCAGCTTGTCTTTGCGCTTCTATTTGTTGAGTCGCCATATCTAACCCTTTAAATAGACCTTGAACCTTAGCATCTTCATTTTGTACCAGCAATTTAGCCTCGTTGTTCAACATCGCTATCTCTTTCTGAGTATCCATCTTTTTAAGCTCGATCTCTTTCTTATCATTGAGTTCTTGCTGTTTAAGTTGTAACTCTTTCTGCTGCATCTGTACTACAGGGTCTTGTGCTTGCTGTTGAGCCGTTTGTTGGGCTTGTTCAGCTTGGTTCGCTTGTAGTAGTTGTTTAGCTGCATCAGCAGATAGTTTTGCCAGTTGTACTGCCATTTCAGGGCTTAACTCTGCATCTTCTGGAGGTAATGTAGTCCCTAATTGAGTCTCTATACCTCTACGGTATTGGAAGCCCACATGCTCCATGATATGTGCCATTAACGCCTGTTTTATGACAGAAGCTTGAGGGTTTTGCCCCATTGCTGCCGCTATCTTAGGGTCAGTTAGCATACTGTTATGCACTGTTAAGTGCGCATCGTGGTCTTGTTCTATGAACGCTTTTACAGGTTTAGCTTTAAGAATGTCCATATTCTCTGTTACAGGATCAGTTGGTTTTTGATCTTCTTCCACAATAACGATCTTATCCGCGTCTTTAATGCCC